AATGGTAAAATATACATATGAATAATAATTATTCCAATAATCACTCAAATGATAGATTTTCAATTACACCATCAGGATTCTTTGGCTCATCCCCAGACATGATTCAGGCCAGAGAAAACTTTATGACAAAAGAAGAGCATGAGTTTTTATTAAATGCTGCAAAAAATATAACACATTGGGATGTAACAGAAACACATTACAATGAAGACGGAACAGTCATTTATGATTCAGAGTACTGGAAAGACCGTGTTGCAACTGGAAGATCATTAGACATGGAAGATCCAGAAATCAGCAGAGTTATTTTAAAACTTGTTGAAAGACTTAAGGTTGAAGTAGATGAATTTTTCGAGGTTGATGCTCTACCAACAAGCCCTGCAATAGTTAGATGGTTTCCAGGACAGCTTCAAATGCCTCATGCAGATAAAGAATTGCATGATGGAGATAACGCTGGAAAGCCAAATGATTTCCCATGGTATGACATTGCAGGACTTTTCTATTTAAACGATGACTATGATGGTGGAGAGCTATACTTCCCAAATCAAGGTATTCAGTTTAAGCCAAAGCAGGCTAGCGCATACTTTTTCCCAGGTGACATGAATTATATTCACGGTGTAACAAAGATTGAGTCTGGAATAAGATATGTTATTCCGTTTTTCTGGACAATTTTAAAGCATACAGGAGAAAGACAACCATGATTATTGATAAAATAGATCCATCAACATTTATATATTACAAAAATGAGCCAAATGATAAGGGTGTTTTGAATGTTCCAGAAAACAAGATTGTTGAGATCCCAAATTTTGTAACACCAGAAGTTGCCCCTAACATGATTAAATTTTTTGAGGAATGCGACGTTGATTGGGGAGACATTGCATTTTATGGTTCATCTGGAAAAGGAATTAAGGCAGATCCAGCTTACCTAGAAAGTTTTGGCCTCACAGGAACATTTTTTGAGGATATCAAGAATAAGTTTCAGGAAGCGGTTCAGATAGTTTTTAATAGAGAGGTTCGTGCAAATACTTCTCATGCACAGAAGTGGGATGTTGGTGGCTTTGCTAGCGTTCATTCAGATAACTCTAATAATGATGGAGTTCCAAACGCATTTGAAATAAATAAGTATGTTGCAATTCTTTATTTAAATGATGACTATGAAGGTGGCAATCTGTATTTCCCACAACACGATATTTCATTTAAGCCAAATGCATACTCTCTTTACACATTCCCTGGCGGAGTAGAAAACCTACATGGAGTTTCTGAAATTACTAAAGGAACAAGATATACTATGGTGTCATTTTGGGACTTTGCTGATCTAGAATATGATGAGGATACCATTGAAAGATGGAAAGAAGAAGAGCGTCAAGTAAGAATTGAGCAAGCTAAGCAAAAAGAAGAATGGCAAAAGGGTAATAAATATGCTTAGTTATGATAAGCCTCATGAAAAAATTCATATCTATAAAAATACTCTACCAGAGTATTTGAACATTGTTTCTTTAATTGAAGAGTTAGATGTTTCTGCTAATAATATTTTCCCTAAATGGAAAACATGGTTTCCATCAGGTGCAGAAGGCGATGAAAGTCTTGCCTTCGGTGCACAGAAAAGAATGTCTGATCATATTGATGTTAAAGACAATTCAGTTGAAAATAATTTATATTGGAGCTTATTCGACGCAATTACCAAAGCTTCAAATCACTATGCAGATGTTCATGAAATAAAAATAGGTAAACTTGCCCCACTATCGATTAGTAAATATAAAACTGGAGCTTCAATGGGTAGGCATACTGACTCAAACGGCTTAGAGGGTCCTCAGACTATATCTGTTGTCTGCTACTTAAATGATGATTATCAGGGCGGAGAAATTAGATTTGCTGAGCAGGATGTAACTATAAAGCCAGAAGCTGGAAGCATAGTTGTATTCCCATCTAAACCACCATTTTTTCATGAGTCTATGCCAGTTATTTCTGGCTGTAAGTACATATCTCCTGGCTTTTGGAACATACTATAATTATCTAGATGGTATAATTTAGTATTATGGCATCCAATTTTCCAACTAGTTTAGATTCGTTTAGTAATCCAGCATCAGAATCATTATTAAACCATCCTAGCCTAGATCATTCAACTGCTCACTCTAATATAAATGATGCAATTGAAGCAATTCAAGCAAAGATTGGAATAACCGACTCAAATGTTTCAGACTCAATTGAGTACAGACTTTCTCAAATTGAAACATTAAGTGGAGTCACAGTAGTAAGAAAAACAGAAGCTGAATGGACACTTCAAGATCCAGTTCTGCTTGAATCACAAATTGGGCTAGAGACAGATACATTAAAGTTTAAATTTGGGTCTGGTGCAGACTGGTCAGCTACTGCATATTCAAATATAACTCCAACAGATCTAGGTAACAGCCTTGGAGACTACATTCCAATTTCCGATAGAGGATCTGTCAATGGTGTAGCATCTTTAGATTCAAATGGAAAAATTCCAGAATCTGAAATGCCATCTACAATTGCAACTAAAACTTATGCAGATACAGCAGCAACAAACGCAGCAGCAGCAATACTAGATTCTGCTCCATCTGCATTGAATACATTAAATGAGTTAGCTGCAGCATTAGGCGATGACGCAAACTATGCAACAACAATTACAACAGCATTAGGATTAAAGCAGGATAAAGTTTCTGGTGTGTCTGATACAGAGATAGGCTACCTTGACGGAGTTACTTCAGCAATTCAAACACAGATTAATGCAAAAGCAGATAAACTCATTTCCTTTAATCAGCAGTCGTCATCCTATACACTTGCCTTATCGGATAAAGATAAAATGATTGAAATGTCAGGAGGCGGTACATTAACAGTTCCAGCAGAGTCTTCTGTAAGCTTTCCAAATGGATCTGTAATTGAAGTATCTCAAACAGGTAGCTCGCAAGTAACAATAGCTGCAGATAGTGGTGTTACAATAAATTATACTCCTGGACTTAAGTTAAGAACTCAATGGTCCAGTGCAACCCTTTTAAAAAGAGGCACCGATCTTTGGCTACTTAGCGGAGATTTGAGTGCTTAATGCTAAGATTATTTCGATCTGGTAGAGGAACTGGGCTAAAGCGTGTAACAATTCCAGATCTTTCTGGATTAACAAAAACAGAAATAGAAACACTATTAGATTCTTTAGGAATATCATATTCTTCTACAGCATCAAACACAGAAAATTCTGGATTAGCAAATAAACATAAGAGCCAATCAGTGGCAGCTGGTACCACAGTATTGCGTGGATCATCAATATCATTTGAATACTACAACTATACTGCTCCTCCATATTTTCCACCATATTTTCCATATTTTCCAACATTTATTCCAGCACCATCATTTTCAACAACGCCATACCTTTCTTCAAAAACATCATCATCTCTTACATGGTCATGGGTTGGAGAAAACTATCAGTCATGGAAGCTTTACAGTGGAGGAACGGGAGAGATATTTGCCTCTGGAGACGGACAGGCTACCTCAGCTACTAGAAGTGGACTTTCACCAAGCACTTCATATACAGCCACAATTAGACTATATTCTTCAACTGGATTAAGCGGTGTTTCTACTTCTGATGCAGTTTCTGGAACAACAGAAGCCGCTGCACCTACCCCACCAGACTTTACACCAGCTCCACCAGACTTCACGCCAGCACCACCAGACTTTACACCTGCGCCACCAGACTTTACACCAGCGCCACCAAGCTTCCCTTACTTCAAGGGCGGAAAGGGTCCAGGATGTATCTACTCAGAAACTAGACTACTTACTGTTAACAATAAGTATATAGAAGCTAAGAATATTTCTGTTGGAGATAAAATTATGGCAATTAGTCCAGCTGGTCTTCTAGGAGAAACAATTATAGGTGCAAATACAGATATACCAATAAGCCTAATTGGTGTTGATGTTGTGAGCGTTGAAAAGAGTGTCAAAGATGTTGTCTCATTCAATGACCTTGAAACATTCTACTCACCAGAACAGCCTATTATTGTTGATAGAAATGGTAAGTTTAATTATGTAAGGGTTGGAGAAATAAATACTGGAGATACAATTATAACTATTGATCCAGCAAGTAACTCAATTTCAAACATTGTGGTAAATGATATTATTATTAAGCAGTCTGTAGATGTTTATGATATTAGAACTGCACCTTATCAGTGGTATGTAGTAGAAAATACATTAGCTATATCTTAATAAATATATATACTGGAGATTAATTATGGAATATGAAGAGCTTGCAACTGGAATATATGTTTTTAAAAATGTATTTAATGCTGAAATTCATAGTCAGCTGATCACAAAAATAGAAGCTGGTACAGCACCAGATGTAGCACCGTGGCAGAGTGCTTCTGTTAGATCTGGAAGCTCAAAAGAAGTAAACAGGACTATTCGTGATAATGAATCAACATCTATCCCATACTTGTATAAATCATTAAACTTAAATAACAAAAGAGAAAAGTTTTTTTCAGACATGTCAACAATTTTCTATGAGGGTTTTAATAAGGTAGAAAAAGAATATATGGGTATATTTGGAGTTTTATTTAATGAGCATGATTCGTATAATATATTAAAGTATGGGGTTGGTCAAAAATTTATAAACCATGTAGATGATCACCCAGATTATCCAAGAAGAGTATCTATAGTCTATTACATAAATGATAATTATGAGGGTGGAGAGATTGAGTTCCCACGATTTAACATAAAGTATAAACCAAAGGCAAATGAGGCATTATTTTTTCCATCTACATACGTTTATAATCACTCTGTCTTGCCAGTTGAAAGTGGTTATAGATACTCAATAGTTTCATGGATACACTAGCTAATGCATTTTTTAAGGTATTCTGGTAGAATATAATTATGTCGTATGCTCTTAAGGTTATTAAAGATCATCCAATAATGTTTCTGCCATTAGATGAAACAAGTGGAACGCTTGCATCTGATATTTCTGGATGTGGTAATGATGGAACCCATTCAGCTGGGGTAGTCCCAGACGGATTGCCTTTAATACCAGGCGGTTTAATCAGCAATAAGATAACAAATACTAGATATATAACATGCTCACTAGATAAAAACTATTATGGGCAAGATCAAGTCGTATCGTTTGCTACAGAAGGATTTTCAGATAATGATTTTTCTATGGAGATCTGGATATACCCAGAGTTTGATACGTCAGAGAATTTGATATTTGGAGACTCTTCAAATGATATTGGTTTATTTTGGGAAGCTGGCAATATTATATTTAAGCTACAGTCAGAGGTTTTAGAGTATACGCTTCCATATTATGATAAATCAATTCATGTTGTTGCAGTGTATTCTGTTAATAATATGATGATTTATATTGATGGAGTGCCAGTTGCATCAAAACCTTTAACATCATTTAAATTTACAAATACAAGTCTATCAATATCTATTGGGCCAACAGCTTCTTCTGGATCATATTTTATTGCTGATGCTCCAGCAGTATATAGATACGGACTGTCTCCAGAAAAAGTTTACAATCATTATTTAGCAGCACAGCAACAGGTATTTCCAATTCATATTGTATCTCCAGAAGATGGATATTTATTTACAATTTCTGACGAGAATACAAGAGAGTTGGGGTACATGACATATCCTATGATGAAGCCGTGGGATAATTTACTTGTAGATGGTCTAACAATCGATAGAGTAACAAATTCAATATACTTAACTCCAACAGATTCTGCTGACACTGGAGAAGTTATTATAAAAGATGTTATATCAGTGCCGTATAGTGATTCTATGACAAGATCTAAGATATCTTGGGTCGGAGACAATGGTATAACAGTTGAGACAAGTATTGATAATGAGACATATGTGGAGTGTATTAATGAAGAGCAGGTTCCTCAGTATACAGATGGAATAGCCGATGGCAATGGTGAGTTGTATATAAAGATAACATTCTCATCTACAGATACATCAAGATTTAATCCAGAATTGTCAATGCTAAATGTATCATTTTATTTGACAAATACTATTAGCTCAGTAAATTCATCTGAGTCATTCGATCTTGGCGCTGGAGATGGCTTCGTTGTAGGAAATAAAAACTACCCAGTTTTATCCAGAGATTATAGAAATGGGCTAAGGCTTAAAGATTCTAAAAATTTTAGCATTATCTTATCTAGAGACCTTAGCTCGGTTGAGTTTATTTATACAAGACATAATACTAGTGCTGGAGGATTATTTAAATATGGTTCAGTTGGTTATGGGTGGTCAGGAACTGGAGCTGTAACAAAGTCTGGCATATCGGCAATTTACGTAAATGGCATAGATAAGATATCTGAAACTGACATAGATTCATTTCTCTTAGTTGGAACCCCATATCATATTGTTATAGTTTTAACCTCACCAATACTTTCAGAATCTGAGATATTTATAAATTCATCAATATCTGGCTCATCTTCTGCTAGCTCATATAAAAATTTAGCTTTATACAAGGACGATCTCTCCTCAGTAATAGTAGATGAGCACTTTGACTTATACTCTGGCAGACCTTCTATATCTGCAAACGATACGACAATAACATTGTCTGAAGGCACTCCAGAAGTACATAATAATGACTGGATTGTTATCAAGAGCGTATAATGTGTCATAAGTTGTGACAATATCTGGACTTTAGCGTAAAAGAATGGTAAAATAAAAGCATTATGGATATCAAAAGAACCAATATACAGGTCAATGACGAAGAGACACGGTTAGGCATCTACGTCTGGGAAATGCCAGATGGACGCTGGATTGGTGATGATGATGGTAATTATCTTTCTGTTACATCTATGAAGGGTAATAAATCAAAAATAGAGGCCCTCGCAGCAGAGGTTAGGTCATATGGAATTGATGTTGGTCAGCCAAAATTTTTGTCTGGTCGCAGAAAAATTGATGATGAAGAGTTTCAGTATCAGCAACAAAGACTTAAGTGGGGTATGACACCAGACCCACTTGATATTGGTGTATACAAAGAAGAAAAGCAAAAGCTTATCACTGGAGGCAATAACTAATGGAATTTATGGAAGATGATAACAAGCAGGAAACACGAGTTTTTAATTCGTCAGACTTCCACATACCATCAGTTGATGTTGTAAAAACAGTTGACGCATTCAACGTTCAAAATGAAGATCTTTTAAAAATTGATGGTCTTGGCCAGGGAATGCGTAGAAAAATTGCACGTGATCTTCAGAAGAGATTTGTAGGAAAAGATGGGGCAGAAACACAACAGAATTTACTAGCACAGGCTATTACTGGCTATGCAATGTTTGACCTTATTCAGCCACAGTATAATTTAGAATACCTTTCAAGAATTTATGAGATCTCTCCATACAACTATGCAGCTATTAATGCTAAAGTATATAATACAGTAGGTCTAGGTTTTGATTTTGTGGAGACAAGAAAAACCGTAGATAGAATTGATGAAATTACAAGTGATGCACAATTAGAAAGAGCTCGTAGAAAGCTTAATAAGCTTCGTCAAGATTTGCATGATTGGTTAGAAGATTGCAATGAGGAAGAGACCTTTAAAGAAACATTAATGAAATTCTATACAGATGTAGAGGCAACTGGCAACGGATACCTTGAAGTAGGAAGAACAACTTCTGGCAAGATTGGTTATATTGGACACATACCATCTAAGACAATGAGAGTCCGTAGACTTCGTGATGGATTTATTCAATTGCTTTATGGCAAGGCTGTGTTCTTCAGAAACTTTGGAGATCAAGAAACTCCTAATCCAATCGCAGGAGGATTAGATCGTCCAAATGAAATTATCCACATGAAGAAGTACACTCCTTCAGACAGCTATTATGGAATTCCAGATATTGTTCCAGCATCAAATGCAATGGCTGGAAACGAATTTGCTGGCAAGTATAACCTTGATTATTTTGAAAACAAGGCTGTCCCAAGATATATTATTACACTAAAGGGTGGAACGCTTTCTCCAGAATCAGAAAGAAAACTCCTTGAGTTTTTTCAGACTGGTCTTAAGGGAAAGAATCACAGATCTCTTTATATCCCGCTTCCAGCAGATCAGCCAGACCAGAAGGTTGAATTTAAGATGGAGCCAGTTGAGGCTGGAACTCAGGACTCATCATTTAATACATATCGCAAGATGAACCGTGACGAAATACTCATGGCTCATAGAACTCCAATTAATAAAATTGGAACTCCAGAAGGAATTAATTTAGCTGCTGCTAGAGATGCAGATAAAACATTTAAAGAGCAAGTAACCCGTCCAGCTCAGGATATTTTGGAAAAGAAATTAAATAAGCTAATCCTAGAAATGACAGATGCTCTTGAGCTTAAATTCAATGAGCTTTCATTGACAGACGAGGATACTCAATCTAAGATTGATGAGAGATACTTGAGAATGAAGGTTATTACCCCTAATGAGGTTAGAATTCGTAAGGGCATGGTCCCACTAGATGGCGGAGATGAAATGGTTGAATTAAAGCCACAAGCCCAAGCTGAAATTAGATCTCAGGCAAATAACTCAAGAGCTAGGGATCAAGAAAGAGAAGCTAATTCTCCAGATAATTCTGGGGAGGGCAGAAATGCAAAAGGTGATGGCAGACAAGTCGAGTAACACTACTCAACCACTATTTGCCTTTTGATATATAAAGCATTAAAATTAAGCATATGAACATCGAAAAATCATTGTGGTCTTCTAATGGAGAAGATATAACATTATCAGTTCCATTCACCAAAGTTAATCGTGAAAAGAGAACTGTTTCTGGTTTCGCAACATTAGATAACATTGATCAAACAGGTGATGTCGTATTGGCAGAAGCAAGTCTAGAAGCATTTGAGAATTTCCGTGGAAACATTCGTGAAATGCATGGTCCAAATGCAGTAGGTAAGATGATATCGTTTAAGCCAGAAACATTCTATGATTCAACAACAGGTGAATTCTATAATGGAATTTATGTAGATGCTTACATTTCAAAGGGTGCACAAGATACTTGGGAAAAAGTTCTTGATGGCACTCTTTCTGGTTTCTCAATCGGCGGAAAGATCAAAGAGTCAGATAACGAAGTAAATAAGTCAACAGGACAGCCAGTACGATTCATTAAAAAATACTCATTGCTAGAGCTATCAATTGTAGACTCACCAGCAAATGAGCTCTGCAATGTTTTGTCAATTCAGAAAATGAATGGTCAAATGATCTTCAAGGGAATGGCAGCAGAAGTAGTTACAGAAAATATTTTTTATTGTGAAGATTCAGATTCAACTTTTATCTCAACAGAATCTTCATATGACTCCCCAATCACAGGAAAGCCAGCAAAGCTAATTGGTTGGGTTGAGAAAAACGATGTTAACAAAGCAAAAGAGATAGATAAGTTTCTTGATTCGTTTAAGCAGTCAAGATTACCGTTGCCTGATACACAAATAATCGCAAAACAGGCATACGCAGAAGGAGGTAATGAAGTGTCAGAAAACACAGAAAATGCAGTTGTCGAAGAGACTCCTGCCGTTGAAGAAACTCCAGTTGTTGCTGAAGAGGCACCAGCTGAAGCTCCTGCAGAAGATGCAGTAGCAGAAGATGCTTCTGCCGAAACTGTTGAGAAAGCAGCCGACGTATCCGAAGTTGAGGTTGATGAACCTGATTTTGCAAAGATGCTTGGCGACCTTAAGGGCTTTTTCACAGAGACTCTCAATAAGGCTAGCGAAGCAAGTGCTGCTCAGGTAACAGATATCAAGCAGACTGTTGAATCATTCAGCAAGGGCGTA